GTACTCTGCTAGGACTTTTTACTAATTGGGTACCATTTAATTCAAACGTAACATAACCAAAATCATTTTTAATTTCAACAAATTCAGATGAATTATTTATTGTATCCCATACCAGTATACCATGAATTAAGTCTTCTCCAAAATTTTGTTGAATCAATGAACCTGGATATGCTATTGTTTTTTCATCATCTAAATATTGTGCCGGTTTATGTATATCACCTAGTAATGTAATATCGTGTCCTGCAAACATTGCCGTAGTTACGTTTTCATTTGATATAGTATAACCAATATCTGTTTTAGCCGAATTCACAGCTCCATGGTGTAATGCAATTTTATAATCTGCTTCAAATTGATCTCCACGAATATATTCTACCGGTGCAACATCAACTGCCATATGATTAAATACAATACCTCCAAATTCAAATAAACCATTTTCTTTAACAAAAATAATATTTGGATTGTTAATTACATCTAATATAGGAGTAATAGCATCTATACGATGTAAATTATTTAAATTCATATCATGATTACCTAAAATAACAATTGTAGGTATAGTAAATCCATTAAAGAACTCTACTAGCATCTGAACCAATTCTGGCGACATATCTAATTTTGCATGCACAATATCTCCAGTAACAATTGCAATATCATTAGGTCCGGCTGATTCTGTAATATGATTAAACAAATTAGTAAATACATCTCTGTATTCAGTATGTCGTTTTAAAGTACGAATATGTATATCAGAAACATGATATATTTTTTCAATACGTTTGATACTTGTTTCTATTTTTTTTATTTCCATAACAATGACATTCTTAATTCCATTACTCGTTCAAAAGTCAATAATGGAGTTTCTTCGATTATTTTATTTATTTGTTTAAAACCTAATTCGGATGCATCGGCATTTTCTAATTCAATAAAATATACATTCAAACCTTCACCCATGAATCTTTCTGCAATATCTAATGCTTTTTTAATAGCATCTGCATCTAAACATATGTAGATATCTTTTACACGTTTTTCAATTAGTTTCTTTTGTAAAGCCGGTTGTATTATTTTTCCAAATAACGGAATTGCATTTCTTTTTACAGCAATTGCATCAAATGATCCTTCACATAATATTATTGGTTGAGACCAATTTATCATCATATCAAAACCAATTATATCTTTACTTACATTTGGATTTTTATGTTTTTGGGAATCTGATTTATAAAATGCTCTCGTTACATAATAATTAAGTTGAGCAGATTCATTATAACTAGGTATTATTATTTTACCACTATATGTACCTGATTCAGCATAACCGATTCTGTATTTTAAGATATCAAAAATAGTAATTCCTCTATTTTTTAAATAATGAATTGCGTTGCGATAATCAGGTGTTTTTTTAGAAATCCACAATGGACGATACTCTTCAGGCAATGTAAGTGTTACTGTTTTAGTTTCAGTAGAAGATTTGGTTCTATATTTATTCGAATCAATAATTCTATTTAATTGATCAAATTTATCTTTACCTAAATTTAATTGTTTAAATAAAGATGATATAGATCTACCCTTTTTATCAGATATCCAACAGTGCCATGGATTTTCTCCACTCGATGTTGTGTTAATATCGATTTCTAATTTTGGTTTATAATGAGATGCAAATGGTGAAAAGAATGCTATATTATTACCAGATGTAGATTTACCTTTACCTAAGATAGATTCTAATAACTGTAATAACTGTATATTCATATTATTAATATATAATATTTTATTAAATTAACCAAATTATTTTATTTATTAATTAATAATATTATTAATATTAATTTAAGTTAGACACAAATATTACATATTCGGTCCAACGATCAATTCTAAAGAATCAATCTATTAATTAAATATCTTATTCAATTACTGAATTATATATGAAATAATTTTCACAATTCCAACCTTTTAATTAAAAAAGTTTAAACTTTGTTTGGGTTCTTCACCTTTTTTGATACATTCCGCCATCCATTCACTCGGAATCACTTTTGCACCAACATGTTTAATGCCTAGTTTTTCAGCATATAGTCTATATGTAGTAGCGCTTGCTTTTGAGATTTTTTGGTTTGGATTTTGAAATACCAATCGAATATCAACACCAGGATTTGATGCTAAAACATGTTTCATTTTTAATCTATCAATAGCAGTCCATCTGCCTTTAGTTTCGATAAACATTAATGATCCATTCTTTTTTGTGAATACAAAATCAGGAGTATACTTTGCTTTACGTTCTGGAACTATATAATGTATGATTTCTGTCTCGTATTTCAAATCATATTCTGTATTTTCTATTTGTTTTGAGACAGTTAATTCTAATCCAGATTTATAACCGTATTTATAAGCTTCAGCGCGAGTTTTACTACCCGCGCTATGCCAATGATTTTTTGCCATTATTTTATTTTATATAAATTATATCGTTTACCTTCTTTTCCATTATATTCCGCAGTTTTTCCATCTACTGCGATATCAAAACTATCAACTTCTACAAATACTTCGATATTTCGACTAAGTAAACCACGATTGTGTAATCTAACTTTTAAATATTTACCATCATCAGATTTACCTAATACATCTACAGATTTATTACGATTACCATTAGCATCGATTAATTTTTCTTTTACTTTTTGTGTGGAATAATCAATATGTATTGTCGGTATTTCGATTTTATTATCCGGTATAACTACATCAACAACTTTTTTGCCATCACGCTCTGCTTTATCGCGATCTTGTATATAAGAATTTAATAACGCAACCGCAGTTTCATATCTAGACATTCCAGCTTCATCACCATATAATCTTACCAATTTGGTTTTCATGTCTAAAAATTTAGATGCTGTCTTTCTTTTAGTCTTCCACATCTGATCTGCATCATGAAAATAATATTCCCATGGATCTGTATCTGATATCCCACTAATAATTGTACCAGTTTTATTTTGTGGCACATCTAGTTTTATATCTGAATCAGTATTTTTAAGTTGTCGTTCTAGTAAAATATGTTTTAATTTAATCATGATTTTTTAAACTTTCTTTAATTTTAAATCTTACATGTAATTCCAAAACATTTTAAAATTAGTTGTTTTTTTAGTATTTGGGTCTGTAATTGGTAATGTAATTGTTACTGATTTACCTTTTTTAATTGCATCAGCTAATCCTTGTGCAATACCATGTATATTTTTTATATTTTGAGTTAAAATAGTATTATTTAATAATTCTATTTTATGTAATTTTGGCAACATTCTTGTATTATAATAGTTTGCAAACCAATTTGCTGCACCAGATTCATCATCATTAATTGAACCAGCAAATGTAGAAAAATAATAACCAGGATTGTTTGTTGTAATATCTAATAATTCACTCGCAATATCTAATATAGTTACATATGATTTCTTAAATTCAGCTGTTTGTTTATCTGGCACATTAACAACACGTTGCCATTTTTCCATGTTACTATCCGTAGAATATATAGGTCCTTTATTTATATTATCAATCGCTATTTTAAAATTTTCTGGTGATAAACTAGATTTCATATCTATCCATTGAGTTTTGCCTTTTTTTCTAGTATACCAAATTTTAGTAGCTTTATCACAATAGTATTCCCATGGGTCTTTATCGGATAATGTAAATGAAAACCATATGGTTGCCTTTACTTCTGTAATTAATGAACTTAATTTTATCATTTTATTTTCCTTTATTATTGAATTGGCTGATCTATATCAACCCGTATTAAAAAATTTAAATCTACATCACTTCGTTTTTTAATTGGCTGTGCTAATTTAGCAATTGCCATTAACGTACCGCTAGAATTATATAATCCAATCGCAGTAATATAAGGTGAAAATATACTACTAGATACAAATGTATCATATGATACACCGTCATCTTTAAGTAACGATTTATTTAATGACATATTATACTGTCCGGCCGGAACTCGAATCATTGTCGTAAGTTCATTTAACTTAACCGTACTACGATAACTCGCACTAAATGGCACATCGATAATATTATTATATATCGGATTCGCACTAGAGATTACAACGATGCCTTGATCATGAAATACATTACCTACAATATTTGTTTGTAAACAACTACCCGTTACTGATCTATTATTTAACGCACTTATATTGCTAGTACTCAATGACTTATTAAATATTCTTATTTCATCTAGATAACCCGTTATGTTTGAGCTACCGGTGCTAAAACCACCTATATACAATGAACTCGAGTTGTTAATATATCCGCTAGCGGATAATGGCGATGTTGGTTTATTAAATGCAGCATTACTAGCAGTTACTGGAGAACCATTATTTACATGCAAATACATTTTACTTCCAGATTTTTGACAAATAACATGTTGCCAATCAGAACTTAACGCAGATGAAGTAATTGATGTTTTTAATGAATCGGCAGCTGCCGCGGTAAATTTTATTTTAGCATCAGTTGTCAACTCAATTTTAAATGGATATTGTGTACCCAATGCTTCTGTTTTACCTAATATCAATTTAGTTGCAGACTGAGTTGATGCACTAATAAAAAACGATATAGCATAATCGTGTTCGCGATCATAACTACCAATAATATCTTGCTTTATATATCCATTACCATCAAATCTAGCCGATAACCCAATATTTTCGGGAGTTAGAGTTCCTGTTAGTTTAATTCCTGGGACAAATGTAATATTTTCATACGTTAATTTAATTCTAGTAGTATCAAAATACTCA